TTTAGTTCCTTCTACTGGTTTTCCTATTCCCACTTCTGTTGGTTTTATTTTTTGTCCAGGAACTTTCATACCAGTTGGCATAGGTTTACATACCTTATCAGTATTGCACCAATACATTCCTTTACCACACTTTTCCTCACCCAAAATCTTTTCAACCAAAGATACTTCTTCCTTTTTAATGCTAGGTAAAGAAACTTGTGCTGCTTTTTTCTTTCGCAGATCAACTGCTTTTGGTCCAAGTTGCTCTGCAGCACGTTTAGTTAATGCACCAGCACCGGAAGATTTTTTAACTTGACTTTTAGATCCTGGTAGAATCCCTTTCACCACTTTTGCTTCAGATACCTTTTCCCCACTTTGCAAATACTCTGATGCAGTATCAATATAATCTGCTGCTTTAGTTATTTTTGATTGAACCCACGCAGGTAGCTGTTGGTTTCCGGATTTAATGGATTTTTTTAGTGCCTTTACAGACCTTTCTATGCTGCTAAGTTCACTTCTTGCCATATATCCTTCACTATCCTTCATCTTACCACTAGCAATTTCTTTATGATCTTCTCTTAAATAACTCATTTTATTTAAAATACTTTATGATTATTTATCATTCAACTCCTTTAATTGACTTTTAAGCATTTTTGAAAGTTCAGCGGTACTTCCCACAAATAAAGTATTATTAACAGTTGTTGGTGGTAACGATTTTCCAGTATCCTCCAACTCTTTCATTTTTTGCTGCAAATTTATAAGTTTATCTGTAGTATCTGAGACATTTTTTATTAATTGTCCAAAAACTTCATATGCCCTCGGAGATTCTGTCTCTTGGGCTAGTTCTAACGCCCCATTTATTGCTTCTTGTCCCTTTTCTATGAGTGAATATAAATTTCCTCTTGTATATTCATAATCCTTTTCAATATCATCAGATTTTATTGGATCAATCTTTTCAATTACTTCTTCTATAATTTCTGGTTCCTGAGACTTCACAATCTCCCCAGAAACATTAAAAATATCATTTAAATTTTCATATTGGTCTTTCACTCAATTACCCTCCAAAACTTCCTATAAATCCAAATTCATCTCCAAATTCAATAAGATCATTATCTTGAGTAGTTATTAATTTCACATCAGATCCCGAAACGTGATTTTTTATTGGCGTTCCATATGAACCACGTCTTACTGTCAAAACTTTTCCATTTTTCTCAACAACATTTAAAGTTTCTTCATTAATAGTAATGTAAGAGTTTATTGATATTGATGTAGAATCCGAAACAGTTATTTTAATGTCTCCTATTGATACGTTTTCAGTTAAAGATGCAACAACATTATCTGAATAATTTTTAGTTGCTTTAGGTTCTGATGTGTAACGTAAATCTCTTGTGGTTGAATTTGTATCTCCAGCAACAAACCCAACAGAAACTTTTTTGATAATATCCTTTTCGGAAGATGTTTCAATTGGACCGAAGAGATAAGTTTTAGCAACAAATTTTAAAGTGTATGTTAGTGCTCTTCTCTTACTATAATCACCTTCATAATCATCATCCATTAATATGGAAGACAACACTATGGGAATATCTCTCTTCTCACCAATAGCATCTACCAAATCTATTGTTAGATTATATCCAGGTTGAAAATATGGCAATATTTGCTCTACTATTTGCAACATATCATCATTAAGTTTACACATTATATTTAAATCAAATTCCATATTATATGGAACTGGCATATATGATTTTCTAACATTATTGCTATTTTTATCTAAGGATACAAAAGTTTGTGTCGTAGTTAATTTTCTAGTCTGATCATAGTTTAATCCATTAAATTCAAATGACATTCTTGGTAGAGTTATTTGTACCGGAGAATTTAAATCCGGTTGCTGCTCAACCCTGGCTAAGAACTTTTGTATAGGACCATATGCTAAAGGAACTTTAATCACGGAAGAAATATTTCCAGATTCATCAAAATGTTTGACAGTTATATTATTAAATAGAGTTCCAAATCCTATAATAGTTTTTCTTAAGATTTCGTGGTAAAAATATTCAAACATTTTTGCTCTCTATGAATTTTATGGATTTCCAAATGGGTTTTTTTCACTAAAATCCAATATTTTATTAGACTCTATTTGTATTTCATTATTCTGATAATATTTATCAGCAGAATTACTATTATCATTTGGGTCACTTAAATTAAAAATACTTAATGATTGTAATGTATATTCTGCACCAGAATCTTCACCAATTAAAATCTCGCCTAATAAAAATCCTCCAGAAATTATAGAAACTTCAAGAATTTTTGTAGTATAATTCCAAGATCTAACTTTAGCTCTTACATTGCTTTGAGAACCAACAACAACTTCATTGTATAAGTAAGTTCCAACTCCAGTTATCACTGATGGTGAAGAAATTACTACTTGTGGTGCTTCAGTATATCCCAAACCAGCATTAGAAATTCTAATTTCAGTAACAACCCCAGATGGACCTAGAATGGCAGATGCAACCGCAGTTTCTGATGCTATACCGATAAAGGATACGGTTGGTGAATTAATATAACCAGAACCACCATCTGTAACTGTTATAATTCCGATTATTCCATCACCAATTGTAGCAAATGCTTCTGCCCCAGAACCACCACCACCAGTAAATGTTACCATTGGAGGTTCTACATATCCTCTACCAGGATTAGTTAATTCAACTCCCTGAACCCTAAGAAGATTTGGATCTGGTTCACAAATATCTACAATTCCACCAATCATTGTTGCTATACCAGTAGCAGTTCCCTTATAATACCTAGATTCAGAAAATGAAACATCAGGAGCTTCTCTATACCCAGATCCTCTATTTGTGACAGTAACAAATCTTACACCACCATTAACAATGCCAGTAATTGCAGATGCTGTTACTCCAATTCCTACCATTTGTAAGGTTTGAATTGGTCCAATTTCTTCAAGGTTATCATCTATAAAATCAATCGTTGTATCTATGTCCTCATCTTGGTATCTGAACAATTCACATCTCAGTTCATATACATAATTTTCTCTTAATTGGTAAAAAGGTTTTTCGTGTTCAACATATTTAATTTCAAATAATCTATCCCCAAGTGGGAAATAAATTAAATCACCTTCCTTTGGTCTAGTTGATAACTTTACATCTGGAAGATTTTTTATAATTGGTGATATGTAAGATTGAAAACGTTCCTTTGAAATTATGAGTGTTAAGTCATCTATTTCTTGTATACCAAATTTAGATAGTATTGTTCCTTGTCCCCCATACCCATCATATGAATCCACATATGCTTCTATTGGATATGCTAATTCAAATTTAGATTCTATTACTTCTTTTATAATAGTTTTTTCAGTGACATATTGTCTGGGCAAATAATAAACTTCAACACCATATATCCTCAACTGTTCATTGACTAGATCTTGTATTAAATTTTGCTCTGTTTTTGTGCCGTTGAGAAAAAATGGATTAAGCATAAAATTAACCAATCATATCTAATGGTGGAATTTCATAATATGAAGACATACTCATCATCAATTCTTCTATTTCCTTTTCAGCATCATCATACAACTGTCTTCCATTAAACTCAATTCCTCCAGGAAGTTTTACTCCTTGGTATTTAATTAAATTCTGTCCCCACTGCCTTTTGATAAGAGAAGTTAGATATTTTTTTATGAAAGAATCACTCCAAACTCTATCATATTGATTTGGATCTAGAACTCTATAACAATCAATTATAAAATATTGATTTGGAGTTATGGTTGACCAATCAACATCTAAATATAATCTTCCTTGTCTTCTATTAAAACGTATTTGTTTTTGTGTTGATAATACAAAATCTAAATCTTCCAGATATGTTTTTGTCATTGCATAAGATAAAATTTCAGTTGAACCCCAATAATAAATGTCATTTAAAAATAACTGGTATTTTATACTAAACATTCCACTTGAAATTGAATTAGATCCTTCAAATTGAAAAATTTTATTAACTCCAATAACATGGGCAGGAATTTCTAAGTAATTAGAATTTTCATAATAATCATAATTTATCCCATCTGAAGACTGTGCGGATATTGTTGAAACTCCAACACCATTAATAGTTTTTGCTCTTCCCCTATCAATATCTTGTTGTGTAATTTTATACTTTAAATAAGTTTGATAGACACCATCATAGTGTCTATCTCTATAGAGTTGTAAAGCATCATCTACTAAATCTTCTATCTGCTCCTGTGCGACATTAATTTCCAATACTGGTGCCCCCAGTCTTCTCAGACAATAATCTATTAATTCCTGTCTTGTAGATGGTTGTGCCATTAGATTTTAAATAAAATTTCCTGCTGTTTTAAATATAATCTTGCGTATAACTTTGCAAAAAGTTTTACAGTTTCAATATCACATATACTATCTATATCTCTAGAAATCTTTTCGTACTCAAATAGTTTATCTAGTGAAACTAATTCAATTTCATCAGGTTTCATTTTTAAATAGTGCAAACAATAACTCTTTTATCTCACCTATATCATTTTTTATATTATTCACTTCTTCTTCTATTTTTTCAATTCTATTATTATCAACTTGTTTTTGTTGCTTTAATCTTAAATAATTTTTATATGAAGAACGATCATCAACTATTACTGCATTTGTTTCAGGATCTCTTAAGAGACCCTTATTATCTTTTATTTTAATTAATTTTTTCATAATTATGCTAATGCTATAGCTCTAATATCTTTAACTTTTGGAACGTAAGCCTGGTTGGTGGAGGTTAAAATAATTTTAACACGATAATAAGTAAACTCTGGTAGGTTATTTACTGTAAACTCATATTCAGATAATGTAGGTATTTCAAACCCAAAATTATTATTAGTGTTCATATAAACATCGGGAGTCCCATCATTCAATGAGGGATCAATTGTTTCCATTAAATTAGTTAAATTGTTATATCCTGGGAAAAGTCCAAACATGGAATTTGAATTATCAGAATTATCTATAGAATACAATGCCCTAATATCACAGAAGGAATTAATATCAGCAGAAACTAGTAATTTTATTGATGATGCTGGGTTTTGTAATCTTATTTGTTTTGAAACATACATAAACGCATTAGGATCTTCTGTTATAGTGTTGATTCTTCTATCAGTAATATATTCATTATCAGAAACTGCTTTATTTACTCTATTAGATGTAGTAATAATGCTTGTTTTCGTTAAATCAATACAAGGACTCAATCTAGAATCTGATGATGACATATTAACTAGAACATTTAATGATTTTGATTTAGGCAATTCGGATAACATCTCATTTTCATTTATCTTCGATGCTATCAATCTAGGACTATCAAAATAATTCAAAGTTCCCAAAGTTATTTCAGAATATCCCTGGTCAATAAATGATAATTCATTTCCTGAAATACTAGTTGCCGATACAGTTCTTACTTGGGAAGATATACTAGTTTGATTTGGAGTAAAGTTTTGAATAAGTGGAGTTAACACTTCAAATTGCATATTTTGAGTTGCTCTAATATTATTTCCACCATCAAATTTATCTTCTCTAAAGTATAATGAAGGTCCTAATAATGAGTCAGAATCTCTTCTGGTAATTTGAATATTACCAGAATTTTTTGCCATCTGATCTATTCTAATTGTATAGTAATCTAAACCAATAGAATTTTCCACAATAGAATCTTCCAATCTATGTGTGGTATTAATTCTAAGCAAAGAAACCCCATTTAGTTCATACTTTCTAATAACTGTATTTGCTGAATATGAGGATGGAATAGTTCCATCTATTCCTCTTACAACTCCAGATAAAATACCATTACCAGCAGATGAGTACTTGATTATTTCATTACCAATAAAGGCATATCCTGGATTGGATGAATTTACGGGCAGTCCTTCAAATACTGAGAAATCTTCAGAATTTGATACACTAATTGAATTAGACGTAGAATTAATAGATGTTACAATATTGAACTGTCTTGTATCTGGGAAAACTCCAGAAATTGTCACATAGTTTAGTGGAGAATGCATCCCATGATTTTTATGATTTACTTTAATATGCAATCCATCAGAATCAACTTCAATAGGGGATTCAATAGTTGTATTTCCACCATTAATATACACCAAAGTATTTGATGCATTATAATATTGTAGGGAATTTCCAACTCCAACACCTTCATTAAAGTCTCCTTGGACATCTTCTAGAATAATTTGTGGGTAACTTCCCAACTGATTTACAGAAACTCTTCCATTTACACCTAAGTTATCATTACCAAGTCCAGG